GTCTCCAACTCGAACGTGAATCCATTCCCCATAGAGGAGAACTTTTCCACATAGCGATGTGTCGAAGCCCCTTTACCCCGCTTGATGCGGGTTATCGGAGACCTCAAGGAACATAACAAGGAGAACCAGTCCGGAGGGAGAACCCTCTTAACTAATTCGTAAGCGACAGTGTCGGACGCCATCCTCAGATCTATAGTAGCGTATCCGCCTGTAACCGAACCCTCACGGGCCAGTCGTCGGTGGAGTCCCTGGTTATCACCAGGAACGAAGCTACCACTCCCGCCACGTCGAATACCAACTTGGATATCGACAAGGCCTAAGCGGCGTTTCATGTGTTTCCCCACGGATAGCTGGCAAGCCAGATTACCCAAGGGTTCCACACAAATGCCGCGGTCGACCTTAGCAGTTTTAGGAACCGTTGTGAAACGATTCCCCCTCGCCTTACAAGGGCGAGGAAGACCTAAGTCGGTTCGGATACGACCCCAAGATGTGCGGTCGAAATAGTGGTCAAAGATAAGACCACATGAACCTGTCCTTGTGGGTATAGCCCACAGTTTATCGAGCACCGTTTTGTACGTGTTCTGGTCGAGCTCTGTATTCGTTCCGGGACCAAACGTCAAGTCAATATCCGAGGGTATTCTTCCCAGGATTTTGTCGGCTATTTTAGCAGCGCGAGAGAGAATCTTCCGCGCCGCCTCAAGCACCGGCGGATCGCCGATGAGAGGGTAGTCGAGCAAACAGAGACGTTGGTTTGTAGCGAAACAAATATCTTCTGCCTCCTCAAACAAGTCGAGGGCCGCCTTCTTCTTATCCGCAACCACCGGTGGGAAACCGGAGAATTTGCGAAGGAAGTCGGTAGCTAAGGCGTCTTTATAATACATAACGCCTCCTGAAACTGTGTCGAGATAGGAAGATGGATCAGCCTTCATTGAGATGAGCTGACCGTACTCTTTAGACTCCAAAAGCATAGAACATGCTAAGGAGCGGGGAGTATTGAGACCAGAGTAAAGCTCGAGAGCCACCTTGGTAACCTGCTTAAGCAATTTCTCGCTGTCAGCAGGTCGCTGCGTCACCTTGCGTGTTTTCTTACGCATGTTGTTAACCCTTTGTAGTTAGACAACTTAGAACTAACGACCGAGACTCGTTACCGAGTCAATGAAAGCTTCGCCAGCACATAGCCGGCAAAGCCCCCCAGATTCGCCCCAATGAGAAAACTAAGGGCAATTAGGAGGAAGGTCGTCACGACGGCGCATAACCCGTTTCAGCGGCGGCCTTAAGAAGGGCCGAACTGAGGAGATGGGCGAATTGCACGTAGTGATCGGCAACATCAGCAGCTGCGACGTTAGTCGGAAGCGTGATGGAAGCCGAACCCGGAACGATAGCCACCTGGACCCCATCAACAATGACGGGACCACGATAGATGGCCGAAAGGACACGGGCGTTCTTGTTGCCGTTGTCGCGAGTTGCGACAGACAGGGAGGGACGATGACCAGCAATGGCCGAAGCCGCATCAGCGGTCCACTTAGCGGGAGAAGAATCCCCCGCGGCGGGCGCCTTTGCAACGAAGACCACGTCGGCAGCCGCCGAGTTCTGAACGGTGATGTTTGCCATCTGAGGCATTTTCTGTACTCCTAGTGAGAAAGTAAAGGGCCACTACGGTTGCTTCCAATATTTCGGAAACTGTAACCGCAAAACTGACGACGCATTAAGCGCACGCTTCAGTGAGTGACCAAGGTTCCCTGACACTGCCATATTTGGCAATGGAAATGCCAGACCAAGTTGACGAACCACGCGACGTTCGTACATATGAAAACGCTGTTTAGGCGTCGCCAGATTGTACGCGTTGACTGTCCGAGTATGGGTAGTATATTCCCTAACAAACTCCGTGTTATAGGCGTCCGAGACAACAACACCTGCATAATCCGTAAAGGACCGCAAGTAATTGTTGACGTCGAAACACCAGTCCACGAAGAAAGACATTCGCGTTAAAGCCCAAGCGACCGAAGCGGGGTTAATGATCCCGAGTTGGTCCATAAGAGCTAGGTTCGGATTAACAACCTTGAAACTCGCCCCCTGTCGGAATGAAACTTTACCGACGTGACTGGAGTGAGTACGACGCCCGTTCCAAACGTTGCCGTCGAAAACTTGCGAAGAGGTTGCGTAAAGCCTCGTAGGTCTGATGTCCGAGGACAAGACCTTGTAAGAAGCATAGAGATCGCCAAGCATTGGAGCACAGCCGAAGCTGTACTCAAGCCAGGTGCCCGCAAGGACACTTGACCAAAGAGCGGCTTTGGACCTGACGTTCCTAGGTCGCTTCCGTTGCGGAAGCGTCTTCCATCTACCCCGAGCCGTAAGTCCGACACGTTTAACTATGTCTGACAGATCAGACGATCGTTGTCCGATCATCTGCAACGATGTCCGCCATTCACCGAGGGTTTCCCCAAGGTTCGCGACTATATCATTGTGGAACTTGCTACGAAGACGGTCATAAGACACGTTTCGTGCACGAGCTCGTGCGTCGAAGTACCAAGGGGTATCATTCGGGCCAACAGGCCCACCCCAGGCGGTAGCATTCGCCGGTATAATGGTTTCAACGTTAGTGACTTCCCGGATTGTACGAGTGAAAGGGTAGGGTTTAACCCCGTCTCCCATCGACTCACCGGTATGGGCCACTGAACTATACTTCGGGTAAGAGTAGAATTTATTCCCCGCACCGAAGAAGGAACCATACGTAAAGACGTTTGGGTAGGTTACTTGAGGCATGCGAACTCCGATTGCCGGAGCTCAGGTCTACAGATAGACCACCGGCCAAGAATATGGTCGGGAGCTGGACAATGTGTCCAACTAG